GCCGTTCTGGAAAAGGGGCTGGAGGCCCTTGGCCACCGCGCCGGTCTGGAGCGAGCGGTGGTGCGCGGCTATCTGACCGATCTGGAGCAGGCGGGGTGCCTGACCATCGAATTCTACCGCGACCGGATCATGGTCGCGGCGATCACCGAGCGCGGCGTGAAGGTCGCCAGGGGTCAGGTCACCGTGGACGGCGTGGCTCAGCCCTCGCCGGGCGAGTGACGCCGTGGCCAAGCGCAAGGTCCAATCCACTATCGACCGCCTGCCTGAACCGATCCGCGAGGAAATCGGCCGGCTGCGCAGGGACGGTCGAACCATAGACGAGATCATGGCCAAGCTGGCCGAGCTGGACGTGGATGTGTCCCGCTCGGCGGTCGGCCGTCACGTCAAGGGCCTGGCCGAGATCGGCGCCCAGCTTCGGCGCTCCCGCGAGATCGCCACCGCCCTGGTCGGCCAGTTCGGCGCCGAATCCGACAATCGTCTGGCGCGCATGAATATCGAGCTGATGCACTCGGTGGTCATGCAGACGATCACTGCCGCCGCCGAGGCGGGGGAGGACGGCGGCGAAGCCCAGCCGGTCACCTTCGACGCCGAAGAGGTGATGTTCCTGTCCCGCTCGCTCCAGGCGCTGGCCGGCGCCGAGAAGACCAACGCCGACCTCACATTGAAACTGAAGGCCGAGTTCGCCAGGAAGGCGGCCGAGGAAGTCGCCAAGGTCGGCAAGGCCAAGGGACTGTCGGCCGACACCATCGCCGCCATCCGTCACGCCGTCCTCGGGGTGTCCTGACATGGTGACGCGCGGCCGGTCCCGCGCCGCCCTGGACGCCGCCGCACGGGAACGGGCCGCCATCGCCGAACGGGAACGCGCCGAGGCCGAGGCCGTCTTTGCGCGTCTTCCGAAGGGCGACGTCCTGCTGGGCTATCAGGCGTCCACGCTGGAAATCCTGATGTCCGGCGTCTCGCTGCTGGGTATCGAGAAATCCCGCCGGATCGGCCTGACCTGGGCGCTGGCCGCCGCCGCCGTACTGAAGGCCGCCGCCCAGTCGTCAGCCGGGGGGATGAACGCCTGGTACATGGGCTACGACCTCGAAATGGCGCGCGAGTTCATCGACGTCTGCGCCATGTGGGCGCGGGCTTTCGGCATCGCCGCCGAGGACGCTGACGAAGAGGTTCTGGAAGGCGACGGGGAGAAGGTCCAGGCCTTCCGGCTCCGGTTCGCATCCGGCTTCAAGATCGTGGCGCTGCCGTCCGTGCCTCGCGCGCTACGCGGCAAGCAGGGTCTGGTGATCATCGACGAGGCCGCCTTCCATAAGGACCTGGCCGAGGTGCTGAAGGCGGCCGTGGCCCTGTTGATGTGGGGCGGTCAGGTCGTGGTGCTCTCGACCCATGACGGGGTCGCCAACCCCTTCAACCTCCTGCTGGACGACATCCGCGCGGGCCGTCGCAAGGGGGTGGTGAAAACCATCACCTTCGACGACGCCATCGCCGACGGCCTCTATGAGCGGGTGAGGCTGACGGCCGAGATCAAGGGCCGGGACATCGCCTCAAAGGCCGACTGGATCGCCGACATCCGCGACACCTATGGCGACGATGCCGAGGAGGAGCTGGACTGCGTTCCCAAGGCGGGCTCCGGCTCCTGGCTGGACCCGACCTCCCTGACCGGTTGCGAGCACCCCGACGCCGGCCGGCCCGAGCTATATGCGGGCGGTCTGGTCTATATCGGCCGGGACGTGGCGCGCCGCCGCGACCTCTCGGTCATCCATGCCTATGAGCTGGTCGGGGATGTCCTGTGGCTGCGAGACCGCTGGACCGCCCGGGCCGCGACCTTCCGCGCCCAGGACGACGCCTTTGACGCCATCTGGAAGTCGCGCCGCGTCGCATCCGCCTGGATCGACCAAACCGGCATGGGCGAGAAGGTCGTAGAGGATCTGCAGCTGAAGTACGGCTCCACCCGCATCCATGGCGAGCTACTGACCGGACCTAACCGCCTGGACCTCGCCACGGCCCTGCGCGACCGGGTCGAAAGCTGCACCATCCGCATTCCGCCCCTGCCTGAGCTGCGTACCGATTTCCGGGCGATCAAGAAGCAGGGCGGGGTTCAGGGGTCGATCCGTCTGGTCGATGACGGCGACGTCCACGCGGATGAGTTCTGGGCGGCGGCGTTGGCCATGCGCGCCGCCGACACCCCCTACCAGGAATACGCCTATCGCCCGGTGCGCCCGCCGCGTCCTGGCGACCGCCAGCAAGACGCCCAGCTTCCCCGCGCCGGCCGCGCGCGGTTCGGCGGCCGTCGAGGAGTTCTCTGATGTCCGATCCCAAACCCGGTCTGGTCGATCACCTCGGCCGCCCGCTTCGCAGCGCCGCCTCGAAGGCCGCGCTTCAGGAAGTGGTGGCGCGCCCCAGCCTGACCGGGGTGCGTCAGGCCTGGAACGCCATGACGGTGGCGTCGGGCCTGACGCCGGAACGCCTGGCCTCGATCCTGCGCGCGGCGGCGGACGGCGACGCCAACGACTATCTGACGCTCGCCGAGGAGATGGAGGAGCGCGACTGGCACTATGCCGCCGAACTGGGGAAACGGAAGCTGGCGGTGCTGGGCCTGGACCGCACGGTCACCGCCAACGGCGATGATCCGAAGGCCGAGGAGATCGCCGAGGCGGTGCGCGAGCACATCATCCAAGACGAGGCGTTCGAGGGGCTGCTGTCCGGTCTGCTGGATGCCCTCGGCAAGGGCTATGCAGCGGTCGAGATCGGGTGGGAGACCGGCAGGTTCTGGCGTCCCACGACCTATGATCATCGCGATCCGCGCTGGTTCCGCTACGACCGGGAGACCGGCCGTCAACTGAGGCTGCTGGACGAGACCGATCTGGCGAACGGGATCGAGCTTCCCGCCTATCGCTTCGCCGTGCATGAACCGGAGTTGAAGACCGGCCTGCCGATCCGGGGCGGGCTGGCGCGACTGGCGGCGTGGGCCTTCCTGTTCAAGTTCTACGGGGTCAAGGATTGGGCGGCTTTCGCCGAGACCTACGGCCAGCCGATCCGTCTCGGCAAATACGGCCCGAACGCCACGCCGCAGGACGTGGAAGTCCTCTACCAGGCCGTGGCCATGATCGGCACGGACTGCGCGGCCGTGGTGCCGGAGTCGATGAGCATCGAGTTCGTCGAAGCCATGACCGGCGGGGGCGGCGACCAGCTCTATCAGCGGTGGTGCGACTGGCTGGACCGTCAGGTGTCCAAGGCCGTCGTCGGCCAGTCCGGCACCGCCGATGTCCAGAAGGGCGGCGGTTACGCCCAGTCGACCGTCCTGGACGGGGTTCGAGGCGATCTGTGCGAGGCCGACGCCGGCCAACTGGCCCGCACGGTGCGGCGCGATGTGATCGCCCGTTTCGTGGCCTTCAACTACGGCCCGGATGCACCGGTCCCGCTGTTAACCCTGGCCACGCCCGCCAGCGAGGACCTGAAGGCGTTCTCGGAAGGGGTCGGTCCGATGATCGACCGGGGCCTGAAGGTGAAGGCGTCGGAGGTGCGCGCCAAGTTCGGCCTGTCGGCGCCCGAGCCCGAGGACGAGGTGCTGGGGCCGCAAGCGGCTCAAACCCCAACCACGGCCACGCCCGTTCCGCAGCCGGCCGCCTCGGGCGAAACCGTCACGGCCCTGAACCGCCGCGCCTTCAACCGCGAAGGCGCCCGGTCTGACCAGATCGACGTGATGACGGCCGAGGCCCTGTCGGGCTGGATGGATCAGATGGCGCCCGTGGTCGAACCGTTCGAGCGTCTGGCCGCCGCCTCGTCCAGCTACGAGGAGTTTCTGGCCGGCCTGGACGGCGCCCTGACCCAGAGCGATCCGGCCGAGCTGGCGCGCAGTCTCGGCGCCGCCTTCTTCAAGGCCCGCGCCCTGGGCGATGTGCGCGACGAGGTTTGAGGTGCGCTATCGCTCGCAACGCGGTCGCTCGCTACCTGAGCGCGTAAGGGCCGGGCAATGACCGGCTTCACTTTCAGCTCCGACCCGTCGCCCGAGGTCTCGGCCTATCTGCGTCAGAAGAACCTTCGCCCGGCGTTTCGCTGGTCCGAGGTCTGGGGGCAGGAACACGCCTACGCCTTCACCGTCGCCAAGGCGACGCAGGCCGATGTGCTGGAGACGCTGAAGGAGGCGGTGCAGTACGCCATCGACAAGGGCGTTCCCTATGAGGCCTGGGCGCGCGACCTGAAGCCGGAGCTGCAACGGCTGGGCTGGTGGGGTCAGGTCGAGATGGCGGACCCGGCGACCGGCGAGGTTCGCGCGCGCCAGCTCGGCTCGCCGCGCCGGCTGCGGACCATCTATCAGGCCAACCTCCGATCCGCCCGGGCGGCCGGCCAATGGGAACGGGGCCAGCGGACCAAGTCGGTCCTGCCCTTCTACCTCTATCAGCTCGGCCCCTCGGAAAACCACCGACCGCATCACGCCGCCATGGAAGGGACCATCCGGCCCGTGGACGACGCCCTGTGGGATGTCTGGTTCTGCCCGAACGGCTGGGGCTGCAAATGCTGGCTGCGCCAGATCACCCGCGCCGAGGCCGAACGGCGGGGCGGCGTCTCCGCTCCGGTCGAGATCGAGACCCGACCCTATGAGCGCCGCCGGGACGATGGATCGGTCGAGGTGGTTCAGGTTCCGGCCGGCATCGATCCCGGCTGGGCGACCAATCCCGGCCTGTCGCGAGCCCGGACCCTGATGACCGGCCTAACCGACCGTCTGGCGAGTGTCGGCGAACCGGCCGCCCGCGCCCTGATGGCCGACTTCTGGTCTGGCTCGACGCCCGAGGTTCTGGCCGCCCAACCGCCGCCGCGCGATCCCCAGGCCAAGGCCCGGCGCTTCCTCGCGCCCGTGGCCGTCCTGTCCCAGGCGGCGATGGCGAGAACCGGCGCGACCCATCCGGTGGCCATGGTCGGCTCGGACTATGCCGCCAAGATCACGAGTGCGGATCCACGCCTTGGCCATGGCCATGGCGCCGAACCGACCCGCCCCACTGATTTCGGCCTGGTGCAACAGATCATGGACGAGGGCGAGGTGATCGAACGGTCTGGCGTCCGGACCGTCCTGACGCACCGGATCGACGGCCGGTTGTGGCGTCTGGCCGTCCGCACGACGGCGAAGGGTGAACTGGTGGTGCTGACCCTGTTCGTTTCGACGGCGCGCTCTGCCGAGGCCGTGCGCCGACGCGGGCGGCCCGGAAAGGGCGACTGAAGATCGTCATCGCGATGGAGGAGAAGCGGCGGATGGAGGGTCGCTGACCCCTCACGGCTACGAGGCCGGTTCGGCGAATGGCTCACCCGCTGCGGCTCTCTAGATAGGCGAAACAGGCGCTGGGCGCCATACCCCGGAAAATCGGCCGCTGGGCCGCATCATCGCCCCGGCCGGCTGCGGACGGCCCTGAACCCGGGCCAAGGCCGTCCTTAGAGCCCTTAAACGCCCTTAGCGGCGCTCGATCTAGGTGCGCGTGATGGTGTAATCGACCTGGTGCGCCTTTTGCGTCCCTTGACCGGGGACGCCGCGCACGATGATCGCGCAGTTGAAGTTTTCGCCAGTCGAGAGCGCGACCCCGGCGTCTGAATACAGGATGCGGCTTTCGGTGAGGCTGCCGAACGACATTCGTATCACGCCGCCAGGCAAGACCTCGGTGTTCACGTTGGAGAGCGTTTCGTCCACGGTGAGAAGCAGCCGTAGCGAGCCGTTGACGATTTCGGCCTCGGCTCTGTCGAAGCCAAGGACCACGACGCCAGACTCCACGACGCTGCGATTATCAATTCTTACGATGGGCATTTCGCCTCCCTTTCTGTGTCCGCATGAGATCGGCGCCGGATCGGAGAGGTTCAACCGGCGGGATGAAAAAAGGCCCGCGCCGGGGTGATCGGCGCGGG